TTAAAGCGAGGATATTATGTTACCTAAACTAGATGTGCCTATACATGAAGTTAAATTAATTTCAACGGGCAAAACAATCCGTTTCAGACCATTTTTGGTCAAAGAACAAAAACTATTTCTAATGGCGTCAGAATCTAATGACCCTAAAGAAACAATCAATGTTATTCGTCAAGTATTAAAGAATTGTGTGCTTGATGAAATTGATGTTGATTCATTACCAACTTTTGACCTTGAATTCTTGTTTATGAATTTAAGAGCCAGGTCAGTAGAAGAAATTGTAGATTTAAAATACAAATGTAACAATGTGGTTTGAAACGACAAAGGTGAAAGTGACGCTTGTACCGGTGTTGTTGATTTCAAAGTTAATTTACTTGAAATTGAACCTACGAAGAATCCTGAACATACAAATAAAATTCAACTCACAGAAAATTTAGGAGTTGTTCTTAAATACGCATCGTTTGATATGATTCAAAAATATGAAGACAAATCTGAAAGTGAAATTATGTCTTCAATGTTGGTTGATTGTATTGATTATATTTACGACAAAGACCAAATCTATTATGCTAAAGATACTTCAAGAGATGAATTGGTAGAGTTTGTTGATAATCTACAGCAAAAAGATTTAGAAAAGATTAAAGTGTTTTTTGATACTTTACCTGAAATTAAAAAAGATGTTCACTTTAAATGTCCAAAATGTTCATATGAAGAGGATATCCAAATAAAAGGCCTACAAAGTTTTTTCGTTTAATTTTTCGTTATGATACACTAGGGAACTACTATCAGACCAACTTCGCTTTAATGCAACATCACAAGTATAGTTTATCTGAGCTTGAACAAATGATTCCTTGGGAAAGAAATATCTATGTTAGCTTATTAATTAAGCACCTTGAAGAAGAAAAAGAAAGATTAGAATTACAAAAACAACAGAGAAAAAATAGATAAAAATGGCATCAACTTTTGCTAGTAGATACTTATCCGATATTGAAGAAGGTAAAGGCCTTGGTGGTTCTGCCAAAGAAATCTTCAAAGATACCAAAAAAGATATAGGTAAAAAGTTCTCCAAAGAAAACCTTATTAAGAGTGTTTTTGGTGGCGATGATATTTTTTCAGCCATGATTCGTGGCAAGTTAGGTGTCACAAAGTATAGGAAAGAAAAATCACCAACAAAAGAAGGTGTTGATTCTAATCTTATAGAAACAATTGCAAGAAACTCTTTGGCTCTTCCTGGTATAGCCAAAGACATGAACATTCTTCGCCAAAACATTGTTGAGTTGGCTAGAATTGAAAGAAAGTCTGAAGAACAGCAAGATGTATCCAAACAAGGCGACTTTTTTGAATCACAAGATGCTGAAGAATCCCAATTAGAAGCAGGAAGACTTAAACCACAATCACCTGGATCTCCAACAGTTATCAAAAAAGATGGCGACATGAAAGATTCCAGTGCTGGTGGTGGAGGTTTTCTTGGTGGTATTATTGATTCTGTTAAAACTGGATTACTTGGTGGAATAACATCATTATTTAATCCAATGGCACTTTTAAAAATATTAGGTAAAGCTTTTGCTATAGGAGCTTTACTTTATTCTCTATTTGAAGGTATAACCGCTGGATTTAAAAAATGGCAAGAAACTGGTGATTTAAGTGAAGCAATTATAACCGGTCTCGGTGCTATGATTGATTTTCTAACTTTTGGTTTGTTTGGCGAAGATTCAATAAGAAAATTAATTAATAGTGTAGGTGAAGTTGTTGAACCAATTATAGACAGTATTAAACAAGCATATTACTCATTTAAAGATTGGATTGCTAATAATGTAGGAATACCTAAATTTGAATTTTTAGGTAAAACCTTTGGCCCGTATTACCCATTTAAAAAAGATTCATCAAGCCAAGTAAAAGAGAATTCAGCTGGTGAATATAAAGCTAAAAGAACTGAAGAAAAAGTTCAAAAAGAAATGCAAAAAGCCACAGATGTGATTGCTGGCGTTAGTAAAGATTTAGGTTTAAGTCCAACAAAAGAATCTACTGATGGAATTATAAAGGAAGTTAGTAAGGGATTAGAAAAAGCCACAGCTTTAGGTAGTGAAATGCCTAAAGACAATAAGCAACGAGCCGATATTTTAGGCCAAATAAATTCTGTTACTGCAAGTAATTTAGAAAATATTAAGAAATTAAACGCAAAAGGCGATTATAGTTTAGGTCGTGCCGAAGACTATGAAAAAAATGTAGTTAATCCTGTTAAAACTCAATTAGCTACTGCGATGGACAAATTTAATAAAGGTCCTGAAGGTGGTTATGGTAATATGCTTTCAGGTTCTATGGACAAAGCAGTTGCAGCTATTAGTGGTAAAATATCTGCTGGCGGTCCAGCACAAAACTCATTAGGTGGTGGCGCTTCAATGCTGGGTGGCGGAGGTTCTTCTGGAGGAGGAACATCACCAGCTCCAACAGGTTCATCTTCTACTATGGGAGCTGATTTAGCAGCAAAATCATCACAAATTTCTGAAGGTCAAAGAATGGAATCAGCAGCTGATATGGGTTCGTCAGTTAATGCTCCCGTAACAAATAACACATCTGGTTCTATGGGAAGTGGAAGCAAACCTCAAGTGGGTGATACTTATAATATGGATTTATTAAATCTATTAGCAAGAACATAATAAATGTCACCAACACCCGTCACCGATAAAGAAAATAAAAAAAGTAGTTTAGCAGATTCTTTTAGTCTTGCCGCTAAGAATTTTCTACTTCTACCTGGTATTGCTCGTGATTTAAATGAAGCCGTTCAATCAATTATTGGTATTGTAAAACAAAAAGGTGGCGAGGCTAAAGAAGGTCCAGATGAGAAGTTTATCGCTGAGCAAGATTATAAAACAGCAGAGAAACTTAAAGCACCAACAGCTGTTACTGAAGAAAAAGCTCCAAAGAAAAAAGGAATATTAGGAACATTGATGGATAACATTTTGAATCCTAAAAAGATGATTCAAAATGTGATGAAAGGATTCAGAAAGTTACTCAGCCCTAAAAATATAATGAAAGTTTTGGGGAAAATAGCATTACCGGTATTAATCGTATCAACTATATGGGTAGCAATATCATCAGCCTTTGAAAAATGGAAAGAAACGGGTTCTATTTGGGAAGCATATAAAGAAGCTGTAGGAAGTGTTGTTGAATTTCTTACTTTAGGATTTATTGACAAAGAAACAATAAAGAATTTATATCAAGGAGCTGCAGATTTTCTGATGCCTGTTATTAAGCCTATACAGGAGTTTTTTGGTAAATTCTCTGATTGGGTTGGTGATAAGTTTAATAGTGTATTAAAATTATTTGGCATTGATATTAAACCTAAAGAGGCGCCCAAAGAAACACCACAAAAAGAACAAGTTGCTACTGCTGATGTATTAAAAAGCAAAGTAACGGATAAAGAAAAAGATGCTCAGCAAAAAGCTGCTGACTTATTATCTAAACCTGTCACCTTACCAGCTGAAGCTCCACCACCAAAACCAGAAGTTCAACCAGCTGCACCAACACCAACAGTATTAACTACAGAGCCAACGCCAACACCAACCAAAAAAGCTAAAGCTCCTGAAGCGAAAGAATCTAAACCAGCAAAAATTGGTTCTGAAAGTGGTAAAAAAGCTGTAATTAATGAAATGAATGCTGAAAAAATTGAAGACCCAACGGCTCGTGCTTCTATCATGGCTCAAGTTGCACATGAATCTGGTGGATTTACTACTTTAAGTGAAAATTTAAATTATAAAGCGCCAACATTATTAAAATTATTTCCTAAAAGGTTTTCTGGACCAGATGACGCTCAACAAGTAGCCTCTGGTGGACCTAAAGCTGTAGCAGAACGCATTTATGGTGGCCGAATGGGAAATGCACCAGAAGGTTCAGGAGATGGGTTTAAATATCGTGGTCGTGGTTTTATACAATTAACAGGTAAAAATAATTACAAAATATTTGGTTATGCTGGTAATCCTGATGACTTAACGAAACCCGAAAGCGCTGCTGAAAGTGCTATTAAATTTATGAAGGGGTATAAGGGAGATTGGTCAAATATTACTGCTGTTACTAAATTTGTTAATGGCGGAACCAATGGTCTTGCGGATAGAGAAGAATACTTTCATTCTTTCTTAAATGATCCAACAATTACAAAAATAGATACAGCCTCTTCTACTCCAAGCGGAGGATCAGTTGCAACTGCATCTAATGAAGTATCATCAGGACAAAGACAACAAGCGAAATCACAAACTCCAATGATTATTAATACACCTACAACCAATAACACCAAAGTAGTTAATAATCAACCAGCTACAATGACTAAAGATAAAGCAAATCCAACAAACATGGTTCTTGCCCGAGTGGCATAAAAAAATACCCGCCGAAGCGGGTATTCTCTTTTCAGATTGTATTACTCTTGACCAGCTAATGATTTAAAATAATCTAAATCATCGTCACCGCCAGAAGCAATCTTAGCATCAATTTCATTTAGTGCTGAATCGTTAAAGTTTTCAACGACAACATCTTCAGCTTTAGTTCTTGGTGCTACTTCACCTTCAAAACCTAAAACTTTATCTAATCGTGCTTTTAATACTTCATAAGGTTTGAAGTGTTTTGGATCCAAGAATTCTTTTAATGAATGTTCTTGTTTCCATAATGTTTCAAGTTTCGCATCATCACCGCCAAGTAATGCTGATTTCTCAGCAAATTCTGACTTATCATAATTACGATAGCCTTCAACATTACGAATCTTCAATTTGAAGTTTGCGCCTTCCCACATATCAAATGGGTTAACAGGCGTTTCATCCGCAAATTCTGGATTCATCGCTTCAGTAATCTTGTCAAAGATTTTCTTACCAAATTTATAAATTCTAATTTGGCCTTCATTTTCAGGATTGCTTGGGTCAGAAACCACATAGACATTCGCTACATAATTTAATCTTCGTTTTTGCTTACGAGCGATTTCTTTATTTGCTTCAATGCCAGAATTCCATAATGTAGAATTGTATTCTGAAACTGGATCTTTTTGGTTAAGGGTTGTAAGAGAGTTCTCAATATACCAACCGCCTGGACCTTGGAAGCCATGAGAGAAAACTCTTACCCATGGTAATGCGTCTTCGCCATCTACAGCTGGTGCCGGTAGAAAACGGATAATAGCCATGCCATTACCAGCTTTATCTACTGTGGGTTGCCATAAACGGGTGTCTTCTCGTGAACCGGATTCGGTTGTTGATTGAGTTGTCGCTTCAATCGCTTTTGTTAATTTTTCTAAACTAGAACGATTGCGTTTGAGTGATTCAAAGTTGCTCATTGTGTTACCTTTCGTATGTAAATGTATGTTATTGTATAATTGTATTTCGTTTTATCCACAAACTACCATAATATATCTTATTTAGTCTTCTGATTTAATACTTCTTTCAGAATTAACCTATATCTTACACTATCTTGAGGCATAAATGCGGTATACTTAAGCACAGTTTTACGGTATTCAGGCCATCGGATAGTATCCGATATATTCTTTGACCACATTGGAAAGAAATTAAGTAACATATTCAAAATACATAAGGACTCAATCTCAATTTCTTTTTGTAATGATTTGGTCAAAAGAATTGGGTAATCACCATTGGTTATCAATAGTGTATTTGGGTTATCTAACCCTTCAAAGATTTTTTGACAATCTTCTTTAAACATATAGGATACAGCCTGATGATACTTTTTATGTTTAAGGTATCGTGTATCAGCCTCTCCTGCTAAAAGGTTACCAATCCATAAATTCTCATCTTCAATCAAATTAAATACAATGAAGTTAGTTAGTTCTTCTTTTGTATTAAACTTGCGTGATAATTTATAGAAGTGATACTTATCTTTACGATTTTCAAATGAAGTTATGGTTACGGATGTTTTGCCGTTATACTTGAAGAAGTCATAAGCCTCTTTAGTGAAGTGAAGCTTCAGAGCTTGAAATATTGCAAAAGTTTCATAACCAGTCATAATTTCTCATCATAATAAAGTGGGAGTTTTGTAGAGTTCTCCCAACTCTTTTATACTACCACCAACCGGTGATTTTGCCAACTAACTCAACTACTAATACAGCAAGCGCTACATTAGCTAATAAATTAACATCTAAAGTGACTTTAGGCATGTTATACTCCTTTAAGTTAATTT